CCCAGCCCAGCCCAGCCCAGCCCAGCCCAGCCCAGCCCCACGCCGCGTTATCAGTACGTACTGATAACGCCATTCTGACCAGTTCCGCGTGGTTGTTGGTCATTGGACGTAGCGCGTTATCAGTACGTACTGATGGCTATTGTTCCGAAACACACAGATCGTTTGTTAACACGTGATTTTTCAAAACCATCAAAAAAACCGCGTCAGATATATTTAATTTTGCACGCAGCACGCCACGCACCGACACGCTTGCAGCGCCCCAAAAGAGCGCAAACCCACCAGTTCCGGATGGCGGGTCGATTCTAAGTTATTGATTTTCGGTATTGTTCATAAAGTTCCTAATTGTTCAGATTGGAAAGTCTCGTAAGTCTTTGATTTTCGGTATTGTTCATATTGTACATAAAGTTCCGGCGAAATAAGCACACGCCCAAGCAAATCCGCACCCAAACTTTTTTAATTCCATATTATTTTTAAGGTTTTTTTAGTTTTATGTGATTCTGCATTTGTTCAAGAACGTTACCTATCATTCAGATATGTTCAGATACGTTTTCCCACGCTCTCCTACTGCCATTTTCGTTTTTCCAAAAACGCTTTGGCGCGTGCTTTTTTTCCCGGAACTTTATGAACATTATGAACAATACCGAAAATCAAGCACTTACAGCATTTTCCAATCTGAACAATTAGGAACTTTATGAACAAAACCGCCTGCCAAAGACTTACAGCCAATACCTCACCTAAACTCTCAACATCAGTTTACTACATCAGTATCTACTGATAACGTTCCGCAATGTTCCGCCACGCTCTGCCACGCCCACGCTTTCACGCAAACATTCCAACACATTTAACACATTAACAACCCCGCCGTCAGATAACGTTCTCTAACGTTCAACATTGTTCTCCCACGCTATCCTATCAGTATGTACTGATAATCCCCGGTCGGTGCCTAAAAACTCGCCAGTTCCGCGACGGTTCGGTGCGCCAGCAATTTTGCTGGGAAGCTTAGTTCGGTGCGCCAGCAATTTTGCTGGGAAGCTTAGTTCGGTGCGCCAGCGGCTGCGCCATCAGTACGTACTGATAAGCCTAGTTCGGTGCGCCAGCGGCTGCGCCATCAGTACGTACTGATAAGCCTAGTTCGGTGCGCCATCCACAGCGTTAAACGCACGATTCCGGTCGGCCAATATGGCTAGTTGCTGCAAGCTAATTGAAGGCTATCGTTGCTTTTCGTGGGCATGTCATGTATACTGTTTTTATTTTAAGTCGGTGGCGGACAAAGCCATCAGTACGTACTGATAGGAGGTTTTCACAAGGTTACGCATAGGTGATTCAACCGCTCGCTACGGTTAACAAGCGCGTACGACTGGAAGAGGTCGTCTGGTCGCAGCTAGGGGTGACGCCCGAGTGACTGCTGCGAATCTAGGGGGGAAGTGAGACGGTGCCCACGTAAGCGGCACTCCTGTATGGCTGGAGTATTAAATCCAGTGGAAGGTAAGAGGGGGCAAATGCGGCCCGATAAGCACGTCCAGATGCGGCTACGGCTGCGCTGGTCACCTAGGTAAAAGAATAATAAGGTGGATGTAACATCACACTAATATAGGGAAACTCGCCAATATAGACTGACAATCTATAGATGAACTACCCGCATGTCATAACATAATAAAACGCTCCTGCAAGTAACTGCCTTCACCGCTAGGCCGACGGAACATATCGGCTGCATATAAACAAATCAGCACAAGACAATCATGCACTCTGCGCGATTAATACCCGCGCAGACGGTAGCGGGCTGCGTTGTTAATACGACAACACAGCGCCGGTGCCGACACGCACCATCACAACAATACATCATCAGTACTTACTGATAACTACAGGAGACTAACAATGTACGACGAAGAACACGACGAACAGCCGCTTTGGTTAATCGAATACTATGGCGGTGCCACGGGCGCCGCGTGTTCGCATACCGTTCGCGGCACGTACGCCTACGCACTTGCGTGGGCCAAGCGTGTTATCAAGGGTGAGTTCTACATCACTCGTTATTAATTGTTAACAACACAACACACAGGAGACACGACAATGCAAGTTATTAATCTTCACGCCAACCCACGCAACCCGCGAGTTCTGACCGAATTAGTTTTTAGGCTTACGCTGGCCGACGCGGAACGGCTTGCGGCTGCGCCGCTCGCACTCATCAAGGGCCAGAAGCAACTGACCCGCGAAGGCGGGGCTGCGTACTACCGGGGCGCTGGCATCTGGCGCTTCCAGAACTACGCATACGACGGCGCAGATACGCTCGCCGTGTTCCAGCGTGCCATTACTGAAATCTCACGTTCCACCATCTAATACATCATCAGTACGTACTGATAACTACAGGAGACAAGACAATGACGACGACCAAAACCATGACCAAGGTTGTGTACAACTGCACGTACGGCGGCTACACGCTCCCGCCCGAATGCGCGGAATTCTTGAAGTCGCACGGCCAATTGTTTGAGGCTGACGACGGGTACATCGGCGAAACGGTCTGGGACGCGCCGCGTTTCAACAAGACCACGGGCGAATGGACGGAGACGCATACGCGCTACGTCGCGCCTGCACGTCACAACAAGTTTCTGGTTGCGTGGGTGGAATCGAATCCGCGTCGCAATCCCTACGCATCGAAGCTGACGGAAGACGAAGTGCCGCCTTCGATGTTGCACGACTTGAAGGTGATTGAGATTCCCGGCACCAAGTATTGGATCCGCGAGTACGACGGGGCCGAGACCGTCTACGCGATGGAGACGATGGAGTGGATTGACGCGGCGGAGTAACCCCGCCAGTTCCCGAGCGAGTGATGACAACAACGCGCTATCAGTACGTACTGATAGCGCAATCAAATGACTCACAGTGAGTCAATCAAAGGAGACTAAGACAATGCGTTTATTTATTGTTGAGTTGATTGAGTCCAAAAATGACGAATACACGTCAACCATAGTCGGAGTGTTCTCCGACTTGGAAGTGGCTAAGGCTGCTGGCCGTGCGCGGCGCGTGAAATTTCGCGACGACGTGATGCACATTCATCAGTCCACTCTGGACACAGAACAATTTGTGGGGTGGATGGGCAATCACCCGATTGTGTTCTCGGAGTGCTTTTACGACTGCTGTTGGGATGAAAACAAAAGCTCGTCTGACGTTATGACAGACAGAACCAAAGGAGACTAAGACAATGGCGAATGTTCATGTGCATTTTATGTACGACGGTGAGGAAATCGAATTGCAGTTCGTGGGGCTGAAAGACCACGAAGCCGAGGTGCTGCATTCGGTAATCAAAAAGGCTGCTAACAACGGCCAGAACGAACACGTCCGGGGCTACGGATGGTGGAGTGACAATCAGGGCGTGATGGTTACCAAGGGGAAGAAGTAATGAAACGCAGCAAGAGAATTCGGATTCACCAGAGCCTGCTCGGCATCTGGAAGTACGACCGACGATGGAAAGTGTGGGGGCCGCGTCAGTACACGGCCAAAATGCACCGCGTATGGGCAGGCGCTTATGTCTGCCCGGATTGGGAACCGGAATGTGTAACTTGCCAATCGGCAAAACTTTGGAAGGAGGTGACGGAAAAAAATACTTCGATTACGTTTGATGAGTTCAATGCACAGGTAGATGCCGCATTGGAAATCGCGCAGGCCGAAGGGCAGGCGCAACGCATCAAAGACAGTCAAGCTGACTCACTGTGAGTCATACCAGTAAATACTGATAACACACAAGGACTAATACAATGTCGTTTAATAATATCATCACGATTACCCACGCCGACGCGGCGACCATCATCAACGAACTGCGCGGTGAGACCATACTCATTCGCGGCGAGCCGGGGGTCGGCAAGACTGCAATGGGGGAAGCGTTGTCTGCGCAATTGGGGATGCCGTACGTGCATGTCAATTGCCCGAGCAAGGCCGACACGTCTGAGTTCGGGATGTTTGTGCCCAATCGCGAGACCGGCCAGTTGGAGTTCATGACCAATGGTCACTACGCATGGGACAAGCCCTGCATCTTCAATCTGGACGAGTACACCAAGGCGATGAATGCGATTAAGACCATGCTGCATGGTCTCGCGGAGTTCCCGCGTCGCATCGGTGACTTGCCTATCCATCGTGATTCCATTGTGTTCTTGACGGGTAACTTAGCGTCAGATGGTGTCGGTGACGTGCTGGCTGCGCATTCGCAGAATCGCATGTGCGAGTTGTACATGCTCAAGCCGCCGGCTGAGCCGTGGGTGCAGTTTGCCGCGACTCGCGGTATCAATCCGATTGTGTTGGCGTGGGTGACTCGCGAGCCGCAAGTGTTGGCATCGTATCTGGACGACGGCCAGCAGGATAATCCGTACATCTTCAACCCCAAGCGTGCCTCTTCATCTGTCAACAAAGCGTACGTCTCTCCGCGTTCGCTGTTCAAAGCCAGCGATACCGTGACTAAGTATCAGGAAGGCCGACTGACTGAGAATCAGATGATGGCGGTGCTTCAAGGCCAGATTGGCGGTGCGGCGATGCGTCAGTTGACTGCGTTTATTGCGGTTGCCAATCAGATTCCCACGCCGCGAGAGATTATCAACAACCCGACGAGTGCGCCTGTGCCGACTGCGCCGGGGGCTACCGTGATGGTGACGCTTGGTGCTATCCAGTGGCTGACATCAGTAGCGACTGATAAGACGCAGTTCGACAACCTGTCCGGTGCCGACGTGATGGGCCGGTGGTTCCAGTACATGCAGCGTCTGGAGAAGGAGTTGCAGGCGATGTTCGTTATCACGGCCAAGCGTGCGGGTGACCCGACCAATGGCGGCAGCGACGGTCGCAAGCTGTGGGACTTGGCGTGGAATAACAAAGCGTTCCAGCAGTGGGCGCTGTCCAACATGCACCTGTTCAAGGGGGCCGTGTAATGCGGCCGTCCCGTAAAGAACGACGTGCGTTCAACCTTGCACACAAGTACAAGGAACAGTTACTCAGATTACGTGGACAATTGGCTCACAGTGAGTCAAAGGGGGAATACGACCATAAAACTTTGCCCGTTGAACTGACCATTACATCTATTAAATCTATCTAAGTAAGAGGACATGACAATGAACAATGACAACATGAACATGAACAATCTGGTCTCCGACGAAACCATCTCCAATCTGGACGGCACCAATGGTTTCACCATTATCGAGTTGTCGATTGGTACGTGGGACGGCAAGCGTTCCGACAAGCGCATCAACGATCAGGTGCAGAACACGTCTGGCGTTAAGACCAGCAAGAAGATTGGTGATTATAAAAAGTTCTTGCTGCCCGACTGCGAGGCGCATACCGAAATCATCAGCTTTGCCGGTCAGGTGCGTACGCGCAACTACCTGATGACGGTGCCGTGGTCTGACAATGGCCGACGCATGATGAGCAACGAGTTGCTGGATACTTACGTGCCGGAAGTGGAAGGCTCCCAGCGCGAGTTCTGGAGCATGGTCGATAACTTCGTTGAGAATCAGTACGAGATTGAGGTCACCAAAGCGGCGTTCAATCTCGGGCCGTTGTTCTTGCGTGAGGATTATCCGACCAAGGAGCAACTCCGCGCCAAGTACAAGTTCAACTTCTCGCCTGAGCCGATGCCCCAAGTTGGCGACTTCCGCATTGACGCGATGAACCGTGGGCGCGAGCAACTGATTAAGATGTTTGAGCGTAACGCGAACGCACGGTTGCAGAACGCAATGCGTGACGTATGGGAGCGGTTCCACGACGTGTTACTCAGCATGAGCACCAAGCTGGCAGACAAGGAAGACGGTACGCATCAGATTTGGCGCGACTCTTTGCTGCGCAACCCGATGGAGCTTGTTGACTTGCTCCAGTATCTCAACATCACCAAAGACCCCAAGCTCGACGAGTTGGCGACTGACTTGCGCCGCGTCCTGATGGGTACTGACAACAAAGAACTGCGTAAAGACGATGACCATCGTCGGGAGGTGAAGAGCAAGATTGACAGCTTGCTGTCCAAGTTCGATTTCTAATCAGTACATACTGATAACGAGTCACATATGGACGTGTGACTCACAGTGAGTCAATTCAATATATAAGAGGTAAGACACAATGATTAACTATACCGCAGAGCAGAAGTTAGAGCGCGTGACTGCGACTATCCTGCGTACCAAAGAGTTGGCGTTCTATTGGGCGCTATTGGTTATCGGCAAGCGCGAAGTTGTCGATGATGTTAAGACGGCATGTACCAATGGCCGTGACGAGAAGTACGGTCGTGAGTTTGTGTTAGCAATGAGTGAGGAAGAGTTGCTGTACACACGTATGCACGAGCAGGAGCACAAGTTGCTGCGTCATATCTCTGTGTGGAAGCACTTGTGGGATAAGGACGCGGCTACTGCTAACAAAGCTGCCGACTACGTAGTCAATGCGCGGCTTGAGAAGATGCGTGAGGATTACCCAACGTTAATGCAGATTATGCGTATGCCCGAGTGGAAGCACGGGCCAGACATTGGCAAGCCGATGGGCCTGTATGACCCGCAGTATATCGGTATGGATGTCGGTCAGGTCTTCGACTTGCTCGCAGACAAGACTGAGCCAGACGAGCCGGGGGATGACCCGAGCGACGAGCCAGAGGATGGCGACGGGCCGACGGGTGATGGGCCGGAAGGTAATGAGCCAGACGACGGTGACGGGCCGGAAGGTGATGGGCCGACGGGCGACGGGCCAGAGGGTGATGAGCCAGACGACGGTGATGGCAAGGGCAAGGGCAAGGAGAAGGGCGGCAAGCCGGGGCGCGGGCCGGGAACGGGCGAGGCGGGCGACCATCCATCGTTCGATGAACACGACACCAGCGGTGCCAATGACCTGACCAAGGATGAGGAGGACGAGTTAGCGCGGGAGATTGACCGCGCTGTGCGTCAGGGCATCTACATCGCCGGCAAGATGGGCATCAACGTGGGTGCGGAAATCACGCAGTTGACCGAGGTTACCGTCGATTGGCGCGAGGTCATGCGCGAGTTCGTCAAAGCATCTACGCATGGCGGCGACGAGGTAACGTGGCGGAAGTTCAACCGCAAGTTAATCACCAGCGATATTTACGCGCCGACTACGGAGAACATTCGTGCCGGTAGTATCGCAGTGATGAACGATATGTCCGGGTCTATCACGCAGGGCATGATTAACGCATGTATCTCTAACGTGGTAAGTATCTGTCAGGAAGTCAAGCCCGAGAAAGTTGTGCTTGGCTATTGGGATACGTCACTGCGTCGCGTGGAAATCTACGACGACTCCAACTACGAGAGCTTGCTGGAGACGACCAAGCCGTGTGGTGGTGGGGGCACGGACGTGCGTTGCGTTGCCAACTACTTGCGTGGCGATACTACTGATGATAGGCTTCCATCCGCTCCTGCTGTCGATTGCGTCATTGTACTGACTGACGGTATCTTTTCCGAAGGGCAAGGGGATTGGGGTGACTTGCCTGTGTTGTGGTGCGTTATTGACCCGTATCACCGCTCGTTTGTGCCGGTTACCGGCGTTGTTGTTCCTGTCAAATTATAAGAGGTAAGTATGGACATGTTCAAAGTTGTGGATGAGTTGATGGCTAAGATGTTCGGCGAGATGCCGACAAAGCCGGAAGAGAAAGAGGCCATTGGTATTACTGACTTGGCTAAGTTTTTAACTGCAATTGAGGAGGAAGATGAAGATGAGTGAGTATCTTGATGAGTTCGGTCGTCCTAAACGTATCAACGTTAGTTTTAGTCCCAGTGTGGCTAAGAAGTTGGACGAGATTAAGTTGGTGTTGTATGACGCCACAGGGTTGGAGATGAGCTACAGCAAGATTGTTGAATACTTGTTGAGCAGATACGCCAAAGATAGAAACGTTCTTTGACTCACAGTGAGTCATACCAGTAAATACTGATACAACATATATAAGGACACAAGCAATGAACATACAGAATCCGAATCAGCACACTGTTCACGACGACATCATGGCCGTGCTTAAGAAAGTCACGCGCAAGGTTGCCCGCATGGACATGGTGTTTGAGGTTCTCAGCGCAGAACAGGTCGCTGTTTACATCAACGGCGAGAAAGTTGGCGGTGTTAAGCACCGCTACGTGGGGCAGAAGTATCAGTTGGCGGTGTCGTCCCCCAACATCCACAAAGAACGCACGCGGTATGGTCAGCGTAACGACGAGGCGCTCACCGAGATGCCGAATCGGGCAGCGGCGATTGCTATCGAACATTGGGTGCCGAGAACGTATGAGCATATCAAACGTCAGGTGCTTAACGATTCCAATGGCGCGTATACGCAAGCCAAGTACAAGGAGGAATCCCGAATCGACGCGGTGTACAACAAGATAGTGCGTAGCAGGAAGTTGGCTAACGCCCCTGCTTATCACACTGAAGCGTACGCAATGCACGATCTGTTCCGTGATTTGCTTATTAATTCGTCATCTGTTGACTATGTTAAGAATTACTTCAGCAATCACTGTAACGTGGCCGACTACCTTGAGGATATTGCACGGGTAGAGAAGGCGCGGGCTATCTGCGAGCGGGTTAGGAATGAGGGAGTCATCCTGCGGTTCAAGCCGCGCACCGACACTATCGAGGTGTATGACATCACCAACTGGGAGGCGGTGCAGATGCCGACGGAGTTGCGCTCGGTGGAGTTGTTACCGCCGCAGATGATGCAGTGTTACGTCATGCTTAACATTGCAGAGGAAGGCGTGCCCCTGTGGGGTATGGGCCTGCGCGTCAATGAACATGTGTATTACTTGGAAGAAGCCGCTGCTCGCGGGGGAGTGTAAGACAATGCGTATTAAGAAGAAGACTGAATATGTTCTGCTTGGTGAACATCTCGCTAGGTTACAGGACATCGCCAAAGCATTAGTTGAAGACAGGGCTGCGCCTATCGAGTGCTATGCCTTGGCTTGCGAGATTCGTTTCTTACTCAAACAAGTGAGGGAATCCAATGGATAATGTACTGCGCATCAAGGTCAAAGATGTTTATGGTAACCGTTTGGTTTATCCACAATGCGAGAAATCCATTGTGTTTGCGCACATCTCTGGCAGAAAGACGCTGACTGATAACGTCATTGCGTCTTTGAAATCCATTGGCTACGTGTTTGAAGTGGTAGGAGAATCACTATGAGGTGGGAAGAGTTTGTATTCTGGGTGGTTATGAGTTTCCTAATTGGATACTTATTAGACGGTGCCGGAATTGAAATTGCTAAATTATGGGAATTGGGGGCGTTATGGCCGTGACTCCCGAAGGGAAAGTTAAATACAAATTGGTCAAGTTCCTCAACTCTTTGGAACCCAGACCGTACATGTTCTTTCCAGTTCCGGGCGGCTATGGTCGCTCTGGAATCCCCGACATTGTTGGCTGCTGGAAGGGCAGGATGTTTGCCATTGAGTGCAAAGCGCCGGGGAAGTTTGGGAACACCACCACCTTACAACGCCGGGAGTTGCAGAGGATTAACGAGGCAGGAGGTGTCGCGTTTGTCTATGACGGGTCAATACTGGATGAAGACATGGAAGCAATACTTAGCGGTACGCCCGCATGGCATCTAGAATTAACTAAGGAGGAAAAATGAAACCCAATCTTAAGCTGACTGATTTGCGGCAGTTTCTACTGCGAAAGGAAGCTCCCCCGGTGTGGGGGGTAGAAGACTTGGACGAGAAGCGCCAAAGGGCGTTGAAAATTTTAGGAGATCGCTGGGTGTTACATCCTAATAACGCACCAAAGAAAGGTAACTACGATGGCTGGCCGAAAAAGTGATTTGAACGATGCGGAAATTAGAACTGCTAGTGCTTACGAGTCTGGGGAAATCACTAGCACAGGACTTTACTTTGCCGCTAAAATTAACGGTGTGCGAGTAGAGATAGATGGGCCGTCGCGAGAAGCGTTGGCCTTGGTGGAAGCGCTCTGCGCTGCTGGACAAACTAAAGAGGACTAATACGATGGGAACACAAGCAATGAACGGATTGAATCAGATTACTGAACAAATGGTGTTAAAAGATTTGCCAATGCCTAAAGCAAAACGGACGATGAACAGATTGTCAGCGACACAATCGTTCAAACTTTATGATTGGCTGAAGAACAACGCTGAGAGTTTGCAAAAACAATCGCTTAACCGTACGCAAATTGCAAACAAAGCCACCGTTGCACTTGGGTTTCCAGTGGTCAACAGTATGATTGTAACTGCGGAAAGGGCGATTGAAATCCGAGTTAGCTTTGAGACTTCCCCTAATCCTGTCAATGTGCTAACGCTTCAGCGCAAGATAGAAGAATTGACTAAACGTATCGAGACGTTGGAGCAGATTGTTAAGGAATTCGTGTAGTCAAGTATTGCGACTCCCGATGAGGGGCTATATACTAGCCTCTCACTTAACCAATCTAAGGAGTTTAATATGACTGAACGTAAGCCCCGCGCCAAGAAGCTGTACATCGTTAGCATGAACGGCGAAACCCATTACGTTAATGCTATCAGCAAGACTGCCGCTCTTAACTTCGCGGTGTCTGAGACTGTTACTGTGCGTGCTGCAAGCCTGTCGGATATGGCCGAAGTTGCTGCTGCTGCCGGTAAGGGCGCTCAGATTCACGAAGCCTAAGCAGTTGACACAAGAGCCGGGGCATCCCCCCGGCTTTTTTTCGGAGAACAAAGTGGACAAAGTAAATAAAGAAGATGTAGACCACCCGGCTCATTACACAGCGGGTGCAATTGAATGTATTGAGGCTATCGCGGCGGCTACCGTTGGCCTTGAAGGTATCGAAGCAGTATGTACTGCTAACGTTATTAAATACTTGTGGCGCTGGAAGATGAAAGGCGGCGTCACTGATTTAGAAAAAGCGAAGTGGTATTTGGAAAAACTTATTAAGGAGAAAGTTAAAGATGCAAAAACTATTCGGTAAGCTAATCTCCGCAGAAACTAAGATTATCCTTGACCATGTAGAGAAAAATCCAGAGAAGTTTTTGGATGGGATTGGGCCAGATGCTCTGTCGTTTAATCCTTGGTCATTATTAGTAGATAATGGAGTGTTTCCTTGGCACGAAAGAATTTTAATACACTTAGCCATTAGGAAAGTAAGAATGGCGGCTACTAAAAGAAAAGTTTACGCACTGCTAATTGATTAGGAATACACAATGCCAGCACACCACAAGACATCCGAGACTGGGGTATCCCACAAATCTGACCCGCACGCAGGCCCGTCCGTGGGTGACCGTTCTTTCGAGTATTACTTCACCACCCCGATGGCGTTCCATGAAGCGATGCAGCGGGCAAAGGCGCTGGAAGCGAAGGGGATGTATCGCCGTGCATGGCGCGTCAGATTAAACCTTGACGGTGAACAGCCCAAGGTGGCACCGCCTCGACCGGAAGCGGTTCCGGCGGAATTGACCGAAGCGGAGAAGAAAGAATTGAGGAGAAAGAAAAAGAGGCTAAACGAACTGCGGTTAAAGGCAGACAAATTGGCCGAAGAATTAGCGGAGCATGAAGATGAGGAAGGTTAAGTTTGTTAGTTCAAATGACCGTGAAGCCGTGCTGCTTTCCTTAGAAGAAGCAGCGCAGGAAATAGCTGACAAGGTGGCGCTTTTGCGCGAGGTGCTGCGAGAAGACGCACTAGGGTGTTTATCAAATACACACCAGCAACTGGACGAAGCGTTAGAAACACTAAACTTAGACAGCTTTGCTAGTTTTTATCCGGGGGAGTTTGAAGAAGATAAGGAGGCCGAGGAGCAGGATGAGTACGAACTTATCGGTTGCATTAATGGAACACATGCTGGGCGGTGGCTGCTCTGGGCCGAAAACGCAGCGGCGGTTTGGCCTGACAACACCGCAGTGTATGTGAGGAGGAAGAAATGAATAAGCTAACTGAGGCTCGCGCATGGGAGTTGCGTAAAGGCTCGACTGACCGAGTGCTGATTGAAATTACAAACAACCCCGCTCGGGCGTATGACTGGAGCTGTTCGTTAGAAGAAATTGTCCCGCTGTATTCGTGGGAAACAGTTGAAGCAGCGGTGTTGGCCGAGCGCGAGGAGTGCGCGGTTTTGGTCGAGAATCTGCTGGGAGAAAACCCGGACTTATCCGAGGTTTACGTCGCTGCCGAAATTCGCGAGAGGGGGAACACATGAGAAAAAACACAGGTGGGCCAGCGTTCCCGACGAAACCGGGGCACTGGATGGAGGAAGGCATGTCGCTCCGCGATTACTTCGCGGCGAAGGCAATGGCGGGTGCGGCAGGTGAAAATTACAAACCACACGAAATCGCGGCATGGGCGTATAAAATGGCTGATGCAATGCTGGCAGAAAAGTGGAGGGAGGAGGAATGAAAATCATCACCATCGACTTTGAAACCTACTACGATAAAGAATTTTCGTTGTCAAAGATGACAACGGAGGAATACATCCGCGACCCACAATTTGAAGTCATTGGTGTTGGGGTTAAAGAGAATGATAGCGAAGCCGTTTGGTTCAGCGGAACACACGACGAAATCCGGGGGTTCCTTCGACAATATGATTGGGCCGACGTAATCGCAATCGCTCACAACGCAATGTTTGACGCCGCAATTTTATCGTGGATTTTCGACATCCGCCCCTACATGTGGGTCGATACGTTGTCCTTGGCGAGGGCGGTAGATGGGTTGGAAGTTTCTGGTTCACTTAAAGCCGCTGCTGAAAGATACGGTTTGGGCGTCAAAGGCACCGAGGTTGTCAACGCATTAGCACTACGCCGACAGGATTTTTACCCTGAGCAGTTGGCGCGGTATGGGGAATACTGCAAGAACGATTGTGATTTGACTAGGGATTTGCTTGATGTCTACATAGATAAAGTTTCTCGACTTGAGCTTCAAGTTATCGATTTAACTATTAAGATGTTTAGTGAACCGTTGTTAGAGCTGGACTTACCGTTGCTAGAACAACATCTGATGGATGTGAAACAACGGAAAGATATGTTGCTGCAAGCGTGCGAGTCTGAGCCTGAGTTGCTTAACTCCAATCCTAAGTTTGCTGAAGTATTGATGTCGTTGGGCGTAACGCCGCCGATGAAGACTAGCCTTACTACCGGCAAGGAAGCCTTCGCCTTTGCCAAAACCGACGAGGGACTGAAGGAATTACTAGAGCATCCTGACGAGCGGGTGCAGGCGCTTGTTGCTGCACGTCTGGGCACCAAATCAACATTGGAGGAGTCGCGCACCGAGCGTTTTATCGGCATTGCCAAGCGTGGTTCCTTACCAGTTCCCTTAAAATATTACGCCGCACATACTGGAAGGTGGGGCGGTACGGATAAACTTAACTTACAGAACCTTCCAAGCCGGGGGCAGAACACGTTGAAGAACGCCATCCTGCCGCCGCCGGGGCATGTGATTATCGATTGTGATAGCAGCCAGATTGAAGCACGGGTGCTGGCATGGTTGGCCGGTCAGGATGATTTAGTACAAGCGTTTGCCAACAAGGAAGACGTGTACAAGATTATGGCGTCCAAGATTTATAACAAATCGGTTGGTGAAATATCCAAAGACGAACGTTTCATGGGTAAGACGGTAGTGCTTGGCTGTGGTTACGGTCTTGGTGCCGCGAAGTTCCAAGCATCATTGAAAACGGCGAAGGTTGATTTATCACTAGAAGAGTGTCAGGGCATTATCAATACGTACCGAGAAACGTATACAAGAATACCTGCGCTGTGGAGGCAAGCACAAAGGTGCCTTGATGCAATGCAAGCTGGTCAGACGGCACCCATTGGCGTATGTCCTGATGCTTTGTTCTTAAATAAATACGGCTTCGTGTTACCCAGTGGATACTTATTACGTTATTCAGAGCTTGAACGCGATACGGAAAATCAGTACAGCTACAAGACGCGCAATGGCAGAGTGAAGATATATGGCGGGAAAGTTGTGGAAAACGTCACTCAGGCCATAGCGCGGTGCGTCATAGCCGAGCAGATGGTGCGCATCTCAAAGAAGTACCGGCCTGCCTTGACTGTTCACGACGCGATTGCGATTGTTGTCCCGCTGGCCGAAGCTGAAGGGGCGCAGCAGTGGATTGAAAAATGTATGAGTACGCCGCCTACATGGGCGACGGGCTTGCCCTTGGCGTGTGAAAGTGGTATTGGAGACAATTACGGTGAATGTTGACGACTACGCGGTATTCGTTACCGACATTAGAAATAAAATGCGAAAATTGGAAGATTTTTGTTTGAAAGCAGAAGTCGGCGCAACATCAGAAGAATTTAATGATGCGTTTGGTTTTACTAACGAAATCAAAATTTCCATAATGAATATAGAAAACTACATGCGAATACAAAGGTATAAGCAAAGGAAATAACATGGCATCTTGGTCATACTCTTCGTTGAATCTGTTTAAGCAATGCCCTAGAAAATATTATCGTATACGTGTAGTTAAAGATATTGTTGAGCCTCAAGCAGAGCACTTGATCTACGGCACAGAAGTTCATAAAGCCGCCGAAGAGTATGGCCGTGACGGCACCCCCATCCCTACCAAGTACGACTACATAAAGCCCTACGTAGATACGTTGTTGAAGTCTCCCGGTACTCAGTTGTTTGAGTACGAGATGGGATTGACGAAAGAATTGACTCCCTGTGAGTTCTCTTCCCCTAACGTATGGTGGCGGGGCATTGCCGATTTTCTTGCGGTGCCAGAGGGCGATAAGTCAGCGATTCTGGTTGACTATAAGACCAGTAAAAGCGCCCGTTATGCGGATACTTCGCAGTTAGAACTTCTGTCTCTTGCTATATTTGCGCATTTTCCGCACATCGATATTGTCAACGCAGGCTTGTTGTTTGTGGTAAGTAAAGAATTTATCGAGATTGAACTTGATAGAAACCACCAACAAGAACTGTGGAAGAAGTGGATAAAAGAAACGGATAGACTAGACAAATGTTTCGAGTACAATACTTGGAACCCGAGTCCTAACTTCACATGCCGCAACTACTGTCCGGTATTGGACTGCGAGCATAACGGGAGAAATTAAATGCCTTATGTGAACAAACCACGTCCCTATAAGAAAGAATACGAACAACAGAAGGCCCGAGGGGAAAACCCAGCACGGGCGGCGCGTGAGCGTGCGCGGTACGAGTTTGATAACCCCGGTAAAGACGGCAAGGTCATCAAACGGAAGGGCAAGGACATTGAACATATCAAACCCTTAAGCAAAGGTGGCGACTCTTCTCTATCTAATTTGCGCCTTGAATCTCCAAGCGACAACCGAAGTTTTTATAGGAACAGTGACCACACGGTTAAGAAGAACGTTTCCCGAAAGAAAAAATAATGTCATTCGGGCATCCATATGTTTCATACGGTGTAAAACAATGTCCTGTATGTAAAGAAAATAAAACTCTTGAATCATACTCACATAAATCGGGAGCTAAAGACGGGCATCAAGTAACATGCAAAGCGTGTGTTAACGCCAAACTGTACAAGAAAAATTCTGTTAAATACGAAAGACGTTTAAGTAAATATTTCAAATACGAAACATAAGACCAATGGAAATCATACATAATAAATACTTGACAGTACGTACGAGAAACCCAGACAAAATTACAAACATTCTAAACAAAAGCAGAGTCATTAAAACAGAAAACGATGTTCACACTGTATCGGTACGGTGGGAATTGTATGAAGCGCAACAACTGCGCCGACTGAAAATCAAGAACGTCCCTAGCCCGATTCTGCGCGACTATGGCTGGCCGGGGCTGTATCAGCCAATGGAACACCAGCGCACGACAGCGGAGTTCCTGACCCTGCACACAAGGGCGTATTGCTTCAACGAGCAGGGCACAGGCAAGACCGCAAGCGCCATTTGGGCGTCCGACTACCTCATGGAGCAGGACTATATAAAACGGGTGCTGGTAGTCTGCCCGCTGTCGATTATGCAGGCGGCTTGGCAAGCGGATTTATTTAAGTTTGCTATCCACCGTAAGGTTGGTATCGCACATGGAAACCGTGAGAAACGGAAACAAATTATCAACGGTGATTATGAATACGTAATCATTAACTATGATGGGATTGAAATTGTCTTGCCAGAACTAATGGCTGGTAAATTTGATTTGGTAATCATAGACGAAGCGAACGCATACAAAACTTCTACTACTAAACGTTGGAAAGCTATGCGGAAGTTAGTGACTTCTAACACATGGTTGTGGTTGATGACGGGCACGCCTGCTGCACAGTCCCCTGCCGATGCGTATGGACTTGGTAAACTATGCACGCCAGAGAACGTCCCCAAATTTTTTGGGTCATTCAAAGAGTCGGTGATGCACAACATCTCCAGATTTAAGTGGACACCCAAACCCGATGCGTCTGCCAAAGTTCATGCTGCATTGCAGCCAGCAATTCGGTTTACTAAAAAAGAATGTTTGGATTTGCCGGATGTGACCTATGTAGACCGAGAAGCTCCGTTGACACCACAGCAACAGAAGTATTACGATATTTTGCGTAAAGATATGTTGATGACCGCAGGCGACGAAGAAGTTATATCGCAAAACGCGGCAGTTAACCTTAGCAAATTGCTTCAAATTTCTGGTGGCGCGGTGTACAGTAATTCGGGTACGCCGTTGGAGTTTGATGTATCTAATAGGTTAAACGTAGTTGAAGAAGTGATTAACGAAGCTAGTGCGAAAGTGCTTGTCTTTGTGCCGTACAAACATACTATCGAACTTTTGAAAAGCCATTTGAAAAAGAACAACATTCCTTGTGAAGTTATTTCTGGGGAAGTGCCGGTTAACAAACGAAACGATATTTTCCATACGTTTCAAGAGAAAGGCGAAGACGTTCTGAAGGTTCTGATTATTCAGCCAATGGCAGCTTCGCATGGCGTGACGCTAACGGCAGCTAACGTGATTATTTGGTACTCCCCGGTGCCGTCTATTGAAACCTACTTGCAGGCGAACGCCCGCATCGACCGGCAGGGGCAAAAGAATCCTATGACTGTGGTGCATATCGCGGGCAGTGGGATGGAGAAGAAAGTGTACAAAGCGTTGCAGGAAAAGCTGACGCACCACACTTCGCTAATCGACCTGTACAAACAGGAAATCGGGGTTGCATGACCTCATTTTTTGGCGTAGGGTAGTTGACAAAGTAAATAAAGAGGACACAATGGAACGCTCAGTTGAAGAAATCGTCGCCATCTACATCCAGATGCGGGACAAAAAGAAAGCCATTCAAGACGAGGCAGACAAGAAAATTGCCGAGATTGAAGAGGATATGAAGGTGCTGACTGAGCATCTTCTAGCAGTATGTAATGACGCTGGAGCCGACAGCATCCGCACAGGGGCGGGCACCGTCATGCGGGGGATTAAGACTCGTTACTGGACGAGCAATTGGGAAGCCCTATACGACTTAATTGTTGACAATGATGCGTTTGGGTTGCTTGAGAAACGGATTCAGCAGACGAACATGAAACAGTTTCTGGAAGACAATCCAGATTTGTTTCCCGAAGGATTGAACGTAGACAAGGAGTACACAATCACCATAAGACGTAAATAAGAAGTTATTTAGAAGTTATTTAGAATCATTTAGGAGTATTTATGAGTAACGATATTGTCCCGTTTTCTTTGGATTCTGTGCCGGATTACATTCGTCAGGAAGGCCAGACCGAGTTAGCCAAGAGCCTGCTGAAGAGCGGCAACAGCAAGCGCATATCCGTGCGTGGTAAGAAGTTCCGGCTTGTTGTGGGTGGGGAGGAAATTGCCACTCGCGCCGAACCGCATCTGGATGTGGTCATCGTGGCCGTCGCCAAAGACTACAACCGGCAGTACTACGCCAACGAGTATGACCCGAAGGCAGAAGCTGAACCGCCGACCTGTTGGTCACCGGATGGTCGTAAGCCGCACGCGAGTGTGGAAGCGCCGCTCCATGCCAACTGCAACGAGTGCCCCAAGAACGTCAAGGGTTCCGGCGCACGTAATACTAAAGCGTGCCGTACTAAGCGCCGTATTGCGGTAGCGTTGGCCGGTGATGTTGGTGGTGGCGTGTATATGTTTGAACTTCCGGGTACGTCAGTATTTGGCACCGGGGATTCGACTCACATGCCGTTCGACCAATACGCCAACTTGGTGGGGTCTCAGGGCTTCTCCGTTGACCGTGTGGTCACCCGTGCGCGGTTTGATGATGAGGCTGACCAGCCGAAGGTGTGCTTCTCTGCGATTGGGTTCCCGGCGATGCTGGACATTCCGAAGATTAAGGAACTGTCAGCGTCCCCCGAGGCGAAGAACGCCATCACCATGACGGTGTATCAGGCCGACAAGGAAGCTAAAGAGGCTGCACTTCCTGAGTCAATAGCGGAACCTACTGCGCGGCCCAGCGCCAAGAAGGAAACGGTTAGCCCCAAGAAAGACCTTGAGGGTGTATTGAGCAAGTTCGTCAACTCCAGCAATACGGACGACGAATAACATGGATAACCGAGGCTACAGCAAAAGAATTATTGATGCTAATGAAACGGCATCGTCTGATAGCCTCGGTGTCCTTTTAGGCCGGTATTGCATTAGTAGGGACATCCCCGTATCCGATATTACGGGGTATTTTGGGGTATCCCGAATGGCTATATACAATTGGTTTACTGGCAAATCGGAACCGAGGAAGTACCACAGAGATAAAATAGAGACGATATTGCGTAGTGGGGGATGGTCAGTATAACGAATTAGAGAATCAAAATGGACACAGATAAATTCCTATCTAAAGTATGGCCGACCGAAGGTTGGTACTGCATACAGGGAATGAAATTGGACGGGTCTTATCCTGTAATTACATGGCACGATAATATCCCTGATGCCTGCAAAGAAATAGACCGGCTAACCCAAAATTCATTCAACGCTTATTACGCTTGTGCTTCTTTTGAGAAAAACACAAAGCGCGAACAAAACAACGTATACGCATGTAAAGCTCTTTGGCTAGATATTGATTGCGGGCCAAATAAACAATACCCCACTCAAGAAGTAGGCATCGAAGCCCTAGTAGGGTTTTGCAATAAGTATTCGATGCCGGTGCCGACGGTTGTAAGTTCCGGGCACGGGATACATGTGTATTGGTTTCTCAAATCAGAAGTGCCCAGAAAAGAATGGAAGGGCGTCGCTGAACAACTGAAAGTTAAGTGTAGAGAAGCGGGTTTATTGGCTGACTCCAGCGTTACCGCTGATGAAGCGCGAATCCTGCGCCCACCGGGGTCTAAGAATTTCAAGAACGGTACTGAAACAGATGTTGAAGTTTACCTTGAAGGGCCGTTAGTAGAATTTGATGTTATAAAATCTGCGCTGGGCGTGATGGACATATTCCTCAACGCGCCCGACTACATACGTAGGGAATTAACACCACTACAAAAGTCTTTGCAGGAGAATCTTCGCAATCGATTCAGCACCATCCTAGACAAAACCAATCGTAGCGTTGGGTGCAGCCAGCTTGAGTATATCGCCTGCAATCAGGCAGACGTTGACTACAATTTATGGCGGGCAGGGCTGTCGATTGCGCGGAACTGCGTCGATGGTGACATAGCAATTCATGTTATCTCCAGCGAACACCCTGAGTACACCCATGAGCGCACCGTCATCAAGGCGGAAGACCTTATCGATAAGCCGTATCTATGCCGCACCATAGAGAATATCAGGCCGGGAGGCTGCGATACTTGCATCCACAAGGGGAAAATCAAAAGCCCAATCGTGCTGGGCGTAGAGATTGAGGAAGCCCCAGAAGACGAAGACATCGTGCATATCGATGCAGGGGGCGCAACCACTTTCTTCAAGCCACCTGTTCTGCCGGAACCGTACAAGCGTGGACGCAATGGCGGTATCTTTGTTGTAGAAGATGAAGATTACATTCCAGTATACGAGCATGATTTGTATTTGGTGAAGCGTATGCACGACAGCAACCGAGGCGAGTCGGTGTTGGCTAGATTGCATTTACCTCGCGAAAACTTAAAAGAATTTGTGATTCCGTTGTTCAACCTTTTATCAAAGGACGAATTACGTAAGGTTTTATCGTTCAATGGGGTTATTGCGTTACCAAAACAACTTGACCGAATAATGCAATATCTAGTTGTGTGCGCTAAGAATCAGCAATTAGAGTTAGATATAGAAATTCTGCGCAATCAGTTTGGTTGGGCCGACAACAACACTAAGTTTATTCTTGGCTCACAAGAAATTGGGATTATGGAGACTAAGTACAGCCCCCCATCCGAAACAACTGAAAAGATTGCACGGGATATATATCAGAAGGGAGTGCTGTCTGAATGGAAGAAAGTCGCCAACACCTACAATCGTCCGGGGTTTGAACCTCATGCGTTTGGTTTTCTGGCGGCGTTTGGTGCGCCTTTACTCAAGTTTACCAACTACAACGGGGGCATGATTAACTTATTGGATTCCGAATCGGGCACCGGCAAGACGACCATCTTGAAGATGATAAACAGTGTGATGGGGCACCCCGACGGGTTGTTGTCCAAAGAGTCCGACACACTTGCGCATAAGAAATTTCGGTTGGGGGTTTACTGCAATATGGCGTACACCTGTGACGAACTTACCAACATGCCGCCCGAAAGCATTTCTAGTTTGATTTATGAAATCTCGCAGGGCGAGGGCTCTGGGCGGATGCAGTCCCAAGTCAACATGGAGCGGAAGAACGACACTCGCTGGGCCACAATCGCCGTGGGGACATCTAACGCTTCGCTGGTGCAGAAGCTGGGGCTGCTCAAGTCTACCGCCAATGGTGAAATCATGCGGCTTCTGGAATATAAGGTTCCCCGCACTACTACGCTTAGTAAGAACGAAGCCTATCAGCTATTTGAAGGGACGATGTATTGCAACTTTGGATTAGCAGGGCCGATATACATTGACTGGCTAGTAAAGAATCAGGAAAAGGGAGTATCTAAACTTATCGAAGTGCAGAATCGGATTGATTCTATGGCGAACTTGGATAACCGTTACCGTTATTGGTCAGCTATCAGCGCGTGCGTACTTACAGGCGGGATACTCGCAACTAATTTAGGGCTGTTAGATTACGATATGCCCCACCTAGAACAGTGGGCTACTTATGAGATGCTTCCATCGCTGATGCGGGAGCTTCGCACTTCTGTTGCAACTTATACTGACGTGCTTGGCGAATTTATGTCCAAGCATCATTCCAGCACGGTAATTTTGAAAAGCACTACGGACTCTCGCACTGGGATTTTTGAAGCACCATTTCTTGAACCTCGCAACGAGCTTCTAGTACGTATCGAAGTAGACACCAAGCTGCTTTATATCCCTTCTAAGGTACTGCGAAGATTCTGCGCCGAAGAGCAAATCATTTATAAAGATTTGTTGGAAATGCTGCGTAAAACCGGGGTATACAAGGGCGAAGTGCGGAAGCGTATGGGTAGGGGCACCAAAATCAATACGCCTGCGGTGCTGTGTTATGAGTTTAGCTTTGCCGATGATGATGTTTTTGGTGCTGAAGAATTTCTTCGGGAGCTTTAATGGTACTGCACACTATTAAGTTCGTTATTGATTGGGGCGAATTTAAGCCTTACACGTCATTTTTTATCCCTTGTTTGGATTACAAAAAAGCTAAGAAAATAATCAAGGCTGAATGTACCAAACGGGGATACGTAGTACGTACTTATGTACGTATCGAAGATGGGATATTAGGTGTACGAACTTGGAGAAAAGAGGTCAAACGGGTTGACCTCTCCTGAGACGGCGTGGTACGGTATGGGCGTACATTGTCTTGTGTCCTTACTGTATTCAGCCCCGCTCCGAGCGGGGCTTTTTTTGCCTATCTGAACAGGGAGCCTACGGAAGTATCCCCATACAACCCATAAACATAATCCCTAGTTTTCTTATCTAGATAAACCCCATTTACGGCGTCTTCCATTCTAGACAAATGCGATTTACGAGATTTTTCTTTCATCTTGTAATCAATTTTCTCTGAAGGATTATTCTGCACCCAGTCGGACATATTGAATTTATCAATTACGTCTTCTAACTCTATCTGTTCGTCAAGGTCTTGGTTATCTATTGCGGCGTTTAACCTAGCCAAAATACTTGTTTGACGTGCATTTATTGCATTTTGGTACATATTCAACGCTTGGTTTTGGTCATACATCTGTTTGACTTCGTTAGGTGTAATGCCAAATGCTTGTTTGAACGCATCAAGTCTACTAACGTCTTTAATCTTCATGCCCGCAGCGTTGGTGATACCTTCATCGGCAATCCGAATTCCTTTGGAGAAATTACGAAGGAACGCAGGGGAAACAGCTTCAAACGCTTTTTGCCATTCGCCTTTAGCCGCAAATTCATACGCACGGGGAACGCTCATTGCGGTAGACATCGTTGGGCCAAGCGCAGTTTCTAATACAAACGTAGGCAGGCCAACTTTTTCCAACCGCTGCGGATTGTCTTTCCACACCAAGTTACTTAGCCCAGCGCGGCTGAAATCGATGTTCAGCGCGTAGCCAATCGGCCCGTTATAGAGGGGGAACCCCAAGACGCGCATCAGTTCAGCATCAGGATCTACAGGGTCGTCTTTATCGCCAAACAGCCCATTCAGAAGCTGCGCAAGGAACGTCGCAGCCCCCACCAACGGCATACCCTTAACCCCCGCAAACATCCCCGCAGTTGCATACATTGAAAGTAACTGAGCGCGGGCAATTTCTTGTTCTTTTTGACTTGCTTTACCGAATGCTTTCTTAAACAGTTTATACTGTAAGTATATCATGGTAAGTGGGTAACGTTTGAACGTACCAATTACTTTGCCCCAATCACGCTGGAACAACGCCGCGCCGGTTTCGGAATTAGCACCGCCGTTTGCAAGATCCACCATGTTCATGGCTTCTTCGACGGCTTCGTTATGGGTCATCCCCTTAGCTTTGGCGAGCTTGTACGCTGCCAACAACGTCACTTCACGGTTAAACCGTTCGGAATTTTGGAAAATCCACCCAAGTTTCTTCTCTACCTGATACCGAATACCGGAATAATCGGAGGTGCTGACACCTCTACGGCCCAGCAAATCTTCCGCAGCAGTCCTACCCACACGGCGACGCCCTAATGCCTGCTGCGCCAAATCGGCGTATTCCCACTTGAACAGCGCACTCTTCTTGGCTTTGTCGCCATAGAACGAGATGTCGCTGTTATCCCAACCGCCAGAGAACACCATTTTTGTGGCTTCCATCATGGCTCTTGCAGCGCGATCTACTCCGTACTTACCACCCAAAAGGCTGTAGGTAATAATGGGCAACGCCGTCAAGTTCATCATTGCGGAGCCGACGCTGGCGAGGATGTACATCACATAGTTGGAGTAGCCTGCTCTGGACGCCCAGACGTTCGCAGATGGCGTCAGGATGCCTTCCTTGCGGCCTTCCATGCTTT